GGGGTTGGTGCATCCGGTTTGTGTTAACGGTGCACTTATTTCTATAGCCGGTTTTTTGTCTACTCCACCAATAAGTGTACGTGCCCCCTATGGAGCTTTATTGGCGTGCCGTGTTTATCCTTCACGTCTCACGTTGTAGGCTCCCTGGTCTGTGTACCGACTGGACCAGCTTCTAGAGTCGGGGGTATGACTCTAGATTACTCCTACAACCGCACCGAGCCTAAGATCTATTTATAGACGCTCGGTCGTCTTACTTCTTCACGCATTCGGGTTGTGTTCGATCCATGTACCAATTCAACTCTCTCCCGCATGTGCATTGACTGCTCATCCAAGTGTGAGTTAATACATGAAGCTTTCCGCATTTACAACGAAACCACGGGTTAAGATAATAACGCATTATGTTTACCTCCTGGTCGAAAAATATAAAAAGAAAAGTTGCACATTAAAGTGCTGAATGATCTTATGTCATCCCTTCTCTCATTATAAAACGTGTATTTTTTGCGAAGTGCTACCCAAATAACCCCGCGGCAATTTCTGGAGATAACAAAGGCTCGTAAATCCAGACATCCTGAATTGGACCCGAAACTCTCCGTATAAGACGGATGCGTTCATCGGTGATTGCGTCTGTCCAAGAGATCTTCCAAATACTACGATGCTCTTTGGCAATGCGCATGGCTTCATTAATTGATTGCGCTTCCATGATGCTTCCATCTTCGAATCGCAGTTGTACATTAAGGCTAGGCATTATTTATCTCCTTTAGGGATTAAAAATTAAAAAATAAGAAGATGCGGTTATTGGCCATTGTGTCTCGTTTTAGCCCTTAGTTGCTAATTCCTCTTTCCAATAACGCCGGGTGGGGGGTAGGTTAATTGCCCCACGCAGTCGGTTCTCATGCATACTTATCAGTATCACATCTTCTCATTATAAAGCGTGTAACTCTTGCGAATTACGTAATTGCTGCACTCCAAGTCAGCCCCCAAGTTACTGGGCCAACAATACCATCAACGCTTAAACCCTTCTCACGCTGAAACTGACGGCAGATTCCTGCGCTGTTGGGTCCATAACTCCCATCAACAGCAATCTTCCATCCACGGTTTGCCATCTGTTGCTGCCACTGACGAGCGTTATTTCCGTTCGTCGTAGCGACAAGGTTTCCTGTAAATGGAGGAGCTCCTCCACCACTTGGGTGCTGAGCCGCAGGAGTTGCTGGCGTCGCAGACGTACTTGCATTCGCCCCAGACACCACCACATCCCAAGGAAATCCCGGACCTGGATCCCAGTGATCTCCACCAGCACCCGCGTCAGTAACATCCTTGTGCCCACAGACACCACGCTTACCAGCAGCGATATCGGCGCCACTCAACTTGACAAGCGGAATACCATACCGACTAGCCTCTTCACGAATCCAATCTGCCGCGTTAGCAAGCATGTTAGGATGCTGAAGCCACTGAGCACGAGTCCATGCAGCAAAGCCACACAGTTCTGCATGCACACCCCAGTCGTTGGCAGCAAACGCAGCCCACGCCTTATTATCTGGGTGAAGGTATTCGCCAATGGTGCCACGCTGATCATCAATTCCGACATGCGCCGAAACCTGAGCAGCAGGATTCTGAAAATAACTACCAAGACTGTGAAAGTCTGTGGCTCCTTCAGCAGAGTGAATCACAATAAGCTGATTCCTTGCTCGAGAAGGATTGAAGTTTGGGCTGGGAATCCAGACCCTTTGAAGACTCATGCGCCCTCCTTAGGAGTATCTGCCTCTACCGCCAACTCCTCGGCAACTGCGGCAACATCCTCTGCCTCTTCGGCAACTGCCTCAGCAACGTAAGCAACTGAGTCAGCGTCCACAAGAACCGGAGGAGCTGAACTAGTCGGGTCGGTCAGAACCAACGTCTTACCCTCAGGAACGTTAGTCGCATCTGGGATCACCGGAGTCGCATCAACAACCGGAGCTGCGTCAACAACCGGAGCTGCGTCAACAACCGGAGTCGCATCAACAACTGGTGCTGCGTCAACAACCGGAGCCTCTGGCGTAACAGTCGTCGGGTCGACAGGAGCCGCATCAATAACTGGAACTGCACCAGGAGCGCCATCATTCACAGCAGTCTCGCCAAGGGTGTTACCATCTGGGGTTGAACTAACATCTGACATGTTTTTCTCTTTTCTGTTTGGTTGGGATAAAAATTTAAAACGAGGAGTGTATGTTGCCATACGCTAATCAATTAAGATGTCTCCTCATTATATGCCATGTATATGGCGCGAGTCAGTCTTCGTCCTGAGAAAGCTGAACAAACTCGTCAGGAACCTCAGACTCATCAGAACTGTTGTTCAAATATGAAACCCAAGCCTCAATGTCTGAGTTAGATCGAACAAACTCGTTCGTGAAAATACGGCTTGAGTAACAACGAATGTTGCCACCCATCTTCGTAATCCAAAACCCTGTGTAGACACGGTCTTGCACAATGTGACGACGGTTCACCAAAATATAAGGCGCCCCATTCTCCTTGTGACGAAGCTCTCCAATGAGCTCGGCAAGTTGCTCGATGTTCTCATCAGTAACCTCAATTGCCTCAACGACAAACGGCTTACGAACAAATGTAGTGAATTCCATGATTATCTCCTAATAGTTTTGATTGATACTTATATTACGGTGCAACTCGACCGGAGTCGTTGAATGCGTTATACGTGACTGGAAATAAATCTCTAAAGATTTCTTCCATTTGATTAGCAACTTCGTTAATCTCCAGCATTGGATATGAAGGAAATTTCGAAATATCTGACTTAGTTCGAAGAGAAAGAAAACTCATCAAACTTCTTGGGTTACAGGTGACATAGGCAGTAGAATATGTTGCGACTGGAAGACACATTCGTGCAACTTCCTTAGCAACTCCTGCCGTCAACTGGATCTTATATGCATTCCATGCACGATTATAAGAATATGTAAGTTCATGGGTGCAAACCTCATACTGATAAACACTTCCAGCAACAAACTCATAATGACCAGGTTTACCCTGTTGCGTCAATAGTCGTTGCTCGTTTGGAAGATAGAACTCTGGACTCAACTCCATGTATCGACCAGATTGTTCATTGTATGAGAAACCAATACGATGCCTCATAAACTCACGCCAAACAAATATAGGCGCAGAAATACGAAACGTCATAGTAGCGTGTTCAAATGGCGTACCATGTCGATTAGACATCAAGAACCTAATCAACCCAGCAGATTCTTCGGAGTCAATTGAATCAGCACCTAAAGTTGAGACTCTAGCTGCCTTACAAATAAACTCATCAGAACCCATTGAATCAACAAGTTCAACATCAAAGGTATCTCTGAATATAATGTTTACTTCGTTCTTAATCATCGTTGATTCCAGTAAGTTTAGTCCTGCTGTGTTAGTTTGTTCAACTGCCATTCTCTGGGTTCCTTCTATTAATCTCATCATTAAGATACCACGCAGCCTTTTGCAGATCCTGAAGTTCAACCTCAGTGTCTTTCAACCCAGCACGCCAAATATACTTCACGACATTACCAAGGTTGAAGTTCATGTGTCGAGTGATGTCAATACACTCAACACCACTAGGGTGATTGGTGTAATGCTTAGGGTGGTTTACTGGGTCATCTACTTTTGGCGCAATCAAAACAGTCTCCTTCATATCAGGTCGAAAGCCAAGGAATTCTCGAATAGTATTAGGGCCAAGGCCAAGTGGTGATGACGTTTGCTTCTTGAACCTGAAATTTACTCGTTCTTCGGTCATGAAGCCATCGAAATATGAATAGGGCTACGTTTAACAGCATTATAACCTTCAGTAAGAAGATAATAAGTCTTTCCACCATCATGAGAAAAGGACATCTAAATTCTCCCACTCTCCCAAACCATTATTAAGTTTAAATGACCATTTATACGGTTCATCGTCACTAGAATATAAAACTTCAAACCCACGGTCTCGCATGGAAACAGTTAAACGTTCACCGGCTTCAGATATGAATGTAATACCAGTAAAACATTTGCAAACAGTGACATCCATGACTTCCGTGTCAATGGTTGCTTTATATGGCCCATCTGGTTCACTAATAACAATAGTGCTCATCTCAGCCTCCCATCGGTCCACCTGGACCTACAGGAGAAGTAATCAATACGGCGCAAATATAGATTACAACGGTAAGAATTGTTGCAGTTGCAGCAATCCTAAACCAATGCCAATTACGAATATGCCTGATCTTCATTATGAGTCCTTTCGAATTTGACTAAGTGCTGATCCAACAATGATTCCTAACGCCATAACACCAGCGCCAGTTAGAAAATATGCCATCACTCGTTCAATTCTCCTTCCATGTATTCAGACTTCGTAGACTTTCCTTTTGCATGCTTCAACTTCTCTGTGATTTCCATGGTTGTTCCTTGAGCGGCCATGTATTTCACATTGTCTGGAGCCCTACCAAATGCTCCACCAAAAGCACGACGAAGTTCCTTACCTGCCGTCTTGTGCGCAGCAGTAAACGACTTCTGCTTTGCACGCTTACGGTTCTCGTTCTTGATACGGTTCTTCTCTCGAGCCGCGTCTCTATTCCATTCAGTCATCTTCCATCTCCTTGATTAGTTCTGCCAAATCCTTAGGACTTTTAATACCCAGGTCAGTCAACAAACTATTACACACTAACTCTGCCGATGTAAGTCGATTGATCTTTGAGCGTCCTTCTCCTTCGCAGTCTTGTAGTAACTTCAATGTCAGTAGACTTGGAATCATTAGTCCTCGGTTCCCTCAACAGCGTACTTACGCTCGAGCTCGTCTTCTTCGATGGTAATGAACATTGACTGCAAATATGCCTTTACGCCACTCTTACCATTGACGGTCCACTCGTAAGCACGAGCGATCAAGTCACAGGTTCGAATCTCTGCCCAGTCAAGAACAGAAATAGCGTCTTCGTTAAGGTTAGTACGCGACGTCGAGGTAATCATCACGATACGAGGAGGACGGTTATTGAAATTCACAGACACCGAAATATACGGAGTCGGTGCCTCTTCCTCATCACGAGAATTTAGGTACTTAACGTTCCAACCATCTGCGAGCATCAACTCAGCAGTCTTATTATCGAGGATCACCGCAAAGTTACGATCCCCCTCACGGTTGTACTGGCCTTCCTTACCACTGAAATTCCTGAACACAAGTCGAGCATCCTCGACCATAAACGTTTTTGAGTCATCTGCCATTATATCTCCTTCTCAATAATTGCTTCGATTAGTTCTGGACTTTTGTTTGTAGCTGAAACAATTATCCAACCATTTGATGTTAATTTACCCACCAGATTTTCTGCCACTGATGGGTGAAATTGCTCATACCTTCCAGCAAGCAATTCAATTTTTCCTGTTGCGCGTGTCACTTCATATCTTTTCTCTAACTTTAATCATTCTGCATCTTTGACCTTCTGGATAAAATCATTAGCGCTTTTCTTAAAGTTAAAGTTTTTTATTGTTTCAACCGTTTTATCTGCAACTTCGCTAAGTGACTTATCCTTCAAATATGCTTCTAGTTGCGGTTCAAGACGTGCTCCACACTTAGGACACTTTGTTAATGAGAATGTGATTTTATTCTTATTCAAATATCCGCACTCACACCTCAACCACGGAACAAAACGCATAATACATCACCTCATTCCCTATTGTTTAAATTATGATTTGGAACTTGACAATTGACACCCAATGCCCATCAGCAAAGTAAAACCGCACCATCTCCCAATCTACAAGAGTTTGTGGAACAGCAGAATATGATGGTGTGAACTCTCCACGATGGTCAATGGTAACTTCGTACTGAACAAAATCCTCGACGCATGCAAGAGCAGCCTCAAAGTCCGTGCCCAAATATGTTACGTAAGCGCAGGAATCATTTGATTCTCCGTTTGTGGACGTTATATACATATTGGTAGTAATCATTAATCTGCTCCTTATTAGAATATACTGTCGGTTAGAAAATCGTCAATACCACACTCTTCACTAAATTGGCAAATCGCAGCGACAGCCTTCTTAACTAGATCCTCGAAATATGACAAATCAAGGTTCAGTTCGCCAAACTCTCTACTTGCTGCAACTTCTCTGTTAATCCACAAATATCCCTTGGTTCCTGCAACAGCATACTTCTTATCATCCTTGACTCTCCAAAGATGACCGCCGTCTAATACAGGAACAAAACTACCAGTTCGACCAACATGAACCATGTCCTTAATATCTCCACTATTAGAGAAGTCAAGATACATCCGTCCTTGGACGACGTTCTTAGTCTCACAGTAGTCATTAAAGACAAGAGGTTCGTGAGTAAACAGAGTCTTAAACACATATGGATTCTGGAACTGAGCGCCAACAGCATTCCACTTATCACCCTCACGAGCAATATAGACTGCGTCATTGACAAGACAGAACCAATTATATGTACCTTCATGCTCGAAGTCATATCCATACTTCTTACCAAAGTCGATCACAAACTGAATGATCTCTGGAGTTGCTTCTGGAATCTTAATCGAGTCAGTCTTAATATGAGCAACAGTAAAACCTTGCTCTTGTACTGCGTGCTTCAAGTCGATCATAAACAAAGCACCGCGTTTTGCTACGATGTTATCTTTGTTACGGTTATCCTTGAATGGGTTTGTAAATCTTGCAGAAGTAAGTCCATAGACGATGTTGATAACAATCTTGAGAGCAAAGGATAATGCCTCAGAATCCGCATCGTTGTCCAGAAACTCTCCGAGGTTACCGTTAAGGAGAGTCCTTGCGGTCTCGTAGTCCTTATGCTTGATCGCCAAACGAGCTTCTTTGAGTTCACTGAATCGTTCAGTGTATGGTCCAAAGAGACTAAGTTGTTCGATACTCGTCGGGTGCATACTCGCCACGTCCAGAAGGGCGACGTCTTGGTAGATGCCAGGCTCGGCATATACATATCCACCTTCCCCGGTGATTTCACCACGATAAGTTGACTCCTTTCCGTCAAAAATATACCCCGGGAATTTTTCCGCAAGGTCAGTATAAACAAATGACTTCTGAGGGTTTTTCTCGTCGCCAAATATAATCTTTGCTGTGTGCATCTGTGTCGTGTGGTTCACGGACAGACCAGAAAGACTAGCAAGAATTTGTCTTGCAGCAAAGTCCTGTTTCCTCGACTCAAAGACTGCTTCAGTGGCCATAACATCGTTGACGCAATACTCTTCAACTCGTGGCCAAATATCTNCTGGCACTGGCTCGTCCCATGGGATGTCCATCTCTTCATGATGAATATCAAGATCGATCATAAACTTCTTCAGTCCTTGCTTCTTTGAACTGAAGTCGTAAATATCCGCATAAGACAAGTTGTACGCCTCACCAAAGAACACGTCTTTGTTGTGCCCGTTAATGATCTTCTGACTCAAGTTATAAAGTTCTTCAAGCGAATACCCAATGTAACGCGCATACAGAATATGGTTGTCGTATCGTCGATTGTTAAACCCTACCAACTTCATCATCATCAAAGGCTCAATATCTGATGACTCAGGATTGATCATACGAATAACCGAGTCAGAACCTTCCTTCTTCCAACACACGATAAATAAGTTAGGATATACCTCGACGTCATAAAACACCACAGGACTTGTCTCATCATTCACAGACTCCATTACATTCTGCCCAACGAATTTCATCGTTTGAACTAACTTAATGGACTGTGGCGCCTGATTAGTGCTCTTCGCCGCAAAGGTTAAAATATCCGTTCGCATATCAGTAAGGTCATATGCCAGACCCGAATCGTATGACTCTTCAAGAATCTTATGAATAAAGTCAACCGACGGCTTTGTGCCTGGATGAATTTCCTTACGAAGGTTTCTAGCAATAAGTTCTCGAAGCCCTCGCTCAGTTTGAATACTCTTATTGGAAAGCAAAGGCTTCTCCTTCTTTGGTAGTCCTCCGTCAATGGGTGTAATGTTCATACGATTACTAAACGTCAACTTTCGACGCAATGAACTATCACCCAACAGAGTCTTAATTTCAATACCCACATCATAAATAGAAGCAAGTTCTCTTACATCACCAACATAAGTGTAGTGTAAATGAATACCATGGCCACTCTTACTGACCTCTGCGTAAGTCGCAGGCCAAAGAGAAGCCTTCTCAAGGTTTAACTCAAGACTCTTCTCTCCATCTTCATCGACTAAGTCGAAGTCAATCACAATATGGTTCTCTGGAACCTTAACGTAATGCAACTTCTTTGTGTCGATGTCAGATAGAATAGTCGTAACGTTGATCCACTTCTTTTCAGGATATCCATCTTCGTTGGCATACTGCGCAGGTAATCCAGGATTCAACTCATCAAATATAGATGGACCTTCCACCAACTCAATCTCATACAAACCTTCTGGCTTGACGGGAAGTTCTGAAGATGGAGGGCTTGTCTCAAGATGCTTAAATTCTGAATAATAACTACGCACGTTTACTCCGTTAACTCTTTCACGCTCATCAAACTTATAGAAGTAGTTCTTTAATTCTTCACGGAACTTATACTGAGGGAGCATCTTATCAATGCCTGTGTCAGCACAATATTCCTTATAAAGAACCCACGCACGCTTAAGAGTTATACCTTCTTCGGCTTTAAATATGTCAAAGCAAGACTCAACAAAGTTATAAAACACATCAGTTTGAAGCATCATCTCAGTTGGACGATAACTACTGTAGTAATTCTTACCCATTGAAATATAACGATCTAAACAATGCTTTGCAATAGCGCCTAATTCAAAATTGATCTGCTCCATAAGAATATGGTAACTGTCATGCTCAAGTGTCTTCTGAGTTGGCACGACATCAATAAGACGTCGAATAATGCCGGATTTTGCATCAGAAATTTTGACGGGGACATTTGTACCCATGAATAAGAAAGCGTTAGACTTAGACTCAAAAGGAGTCTTGTATTTCTCATTCACTGTCAGAGTTTCGTGTGCAACAATTGAGTTTAACTTTGTGTTATCATAGATCCTTGACAGATCGCCATCGTGTTGAATCGCTACAAGTGGATTGGTCTTGAAAGCGGACGTGGCGAAAGCGTTATTGTTTCCCGCTAACTCTCTCGCATCGAAGACAGACGTGTAGCCATGGAAGAGTTTCTCGATGATGTTAAGTATTGTGGACTTCCCGCTACCTGGTGGTCCATAGAATACAAGGAACTTCTGGATGAACTTGGAGTCTCCCGATACAACTGCGCCAATTGCCCATTCAATCTTTGCTCGCTCTTCTTCATTATAAAGCGTCCCAACCAAAGTATCCCAAGCATTACAAGGACGATCTTGTAGTGAATATGAAAGCCTCTTCGTTGCGTAATCATCTTTAGTTACCTCCGTGTTAGCGAAGACGAGATTCTCGTCTAAATTATGACTATTATTACCGCTGTTACGAACAAACCTTTGGAAACTATCCCACAGTTTTGTGCTATCGACTTCCATCTTAGCAACTGAGTAATTTGCTCCAGTAAGTTCTTCTTGCTCCTTTTGATACCGAACTAAATCTGCATCAACCAAACGTTGAACATCATAGATCTCTGTAGACCAAAGTTTCTTTTGCTCATCCCAAATAGCATAGAATGTGCCACCTCTAGTCATTAAATCCTTTGACCGACCAACTTTCCAATCCGGACGAATTTGAAGGGTGCCATCCTTTTTTTCGTTAACGCTAATATGATAAAAATCCACGGCTTCCCCTTTCTAAACTAGTCCACGATCATCCAAATATTCAGCTAATTGATACCATAGTTCGATTTCCCTTTGATCATTGTTCGTACTAAGCATTGGGAATATCCCACCGTTTCCGTGTCTATCGTATTGCCGCCATACAAAATCGTGCAAAATTTGTTGAATGACTGGCTCATCCTTAGAATATACACGACGGTATTCATCAAGATGAAGGTTTCGAATGAAAACCCAAAACCAATCTTTTAATGGAATATCCGTCTGAAAAGAGGCCCTGTTTGCGAAGGAGATAAGTAACTCCAACACAGAACAGGGTGCCTCTTCCCAGAAGAAATCGCCGTGCATGCCAGTCTCTCTTTGGAAATCCAACTTTAGTTCAATACCATCTTCTGAGCGGTGTCTATCTGCTGGGAGTAACCAAACAAATTCTGTAGTATGCAATATGGCTAATAGACTGACATAGTTGTGAGTATGTCGTTGAACAACTTTAGCACAGAGCCAGTTGAAATATACATCTTCAATAGGCTCTGCCATTGTCAATCATCCGATCTAAACCTACGGTCGCGAGAATGCTTAAGGTCACGCGCTCTTTGGTTGTTCTCAATTTCTAAACCAAGAACCTCAACAGAATATAGACCCGGGTCAAAGATGATCTCGTACTCTGCCTTGAGTTTGTGGTTTCGAACATGGAATGTGTTCTGATCACCAGAACCATGGCCAAACTTCATTGGGCCAACGATGGACGTATGGTTATAGATGGGTGCTTCTTCCTCATCAACCAAAATATCATCCCCTGCGTAGTAAGTCAGAGTAGTCTGCTCATACCCAAGTTCGTCTGCGTAAAACTCATCCTTATGAAGAATATACGGAAGTGCTTCTGAGCGACGAGAAATCTCATCCTCAAAATCCCATTCGTCATCAGACTCTGCAAACATGTTGTGAACAATAGGATCGTCCACCGAAATAGGTGGAGCTTCGTCAATTACTTTACGACTCACAAATCTTTCTCCTAAATCCAACGTCTGAACCGGTAACCCCAACTCCGGCTCGACATCCTCCGATCCTTCAAATGAATCATCAGACTTTCCGTTAGGATCAACATACTGAAACTCCATCTGTAAAGGACCATTCTCAATAACAGTAGGAACAGTCCGCTTTCCTAGAATATAACCAACGCCTGCGCCTACCCCCAATCCAATAAGACCAGTAATTACTGGAGCAAATGATGGGTTCTGCACGATCTTTGAAAACCGTGAATTCATTATGATCTCCTAAATCTTGTCATAAACAACGCCGTCGACGTTGAAATCTAATAGAACACTTCGCTCAATTCCATTGATGAATCGAGTGTCATCTCCTTCAAAGAGACCGAAACTAATATAGTTATCGCCCTCCTGGCTGTTGTAAACCCAACCAACAACCGCTCCTGCAGAAGATCGGTCAAGCCCTAAGGCGTCGTATACCTCGTTAAGGAATACGTGACCTCTTGCAGCAAGCACGTGGTTTAGATAGTTTTGTTGACAGTGAAGAAACGTCCGATTCATCTCTGGGTTCTTAGTCCAATTAGATGAATACTCGTCAAAGAATCGAGCATAGACAGAATGGTTATGAGGATTGGCTAAAATGACCTTTGCTTTCTTACCATCAATCTCAATCGTCTCTTCCCTAACAGACTGGTAAATCTCGAGTTCCTTCTTCTCACCAATCTCTTCTTGAACCTTTACGCGATACTCCTCATATGCCTTTGAGACGGCAGCGAGAGTGACCGTTAACGCGGTGTTTCGCTTGGTAAGTTGAATATGCGACCCAGTCAATGCAGAAATTGAAACAGCCCCAATAACAACCGGAGGACCATACAACTTCGTGATCTTCCAAGCACTCTTCGCAGAGACATACCCAAGGTCTCGGTAATAATCCCTCTCAGAATATGATTCAATCTTACTTAAGTTCTTGACAACCTCAACGTCTTCCTTAATTTCATCAAGCGTCTCTTCCAACTTCAGAGTTGCTCGGCAAGCAAGAACGGTGCTCGTGATGACACCGGCGAGACCAAGCGCAAAGAAAATATGCGGCGAGTTCTTCTTGGTCTGAAGAACGCTTCTACCAATACTTCTTGTTACTTGATTCGGAATTAAATTCATTTAGTTCTCCTTTAAATATGAATTGACGGCTGCTTTAGCAATGATTTCAATACGAGAATCTCTTCTTCATCTTCCTTATACCCATTAAATATAAGTTCGGAAATGATGTTCTTGATTGCTCTCTCAGCCTCAGGCGTTATGATTACGCCGTAACTCATGTAATTGGCTCCGGTGAAGGAAGGTCAATCAAATATCCTTCTCGAACCTGACGAATCTGAACATCGCCAAGATAGATCCATCCCCACTTGTTATCTGTGTAACTCGTAGGAAAACCGACCAAATCATTCAAGTCAGCAACTGATGCCACCTCAAACTGGTCGATAATATCATTCATACGCTCCACGACGAGGTCTGCCTCTTCACGAGATGTAAGAATGAACTCATTCAACGAATGTCTAGGACCACTTGACGCACCAGGAACTCGTGCGGGAATAACGCTCGAAGACTCACGATACCCACGATTAACTGGAGCATTATAAGTTACTCGAGGTCCTGCACCTAGATTTCGACGACGAATAGCCGTCTCTCCGTACATCATTCGCTCGATTCCCTTTGTGGATGCATCAACGATTGTATTCCTAGCTGCCGGAAGAAGAACATCAGACACAATATAGCGTGCTACGTTCTTGAAATCTGCCTCAATAAAAATACCCTTGATCTTCTCACCAAGAGTCTTCTTATGCACAATAACTTCGCCAGTAACAACTCGGTCAATCTTCTTTACAACCTTAGGCTTTGCTGGCTCCTTGGATTTATTAGAATTGCTCTTATAATCCATTTTGTGGTCCTTTAGTTAGTGGGTCCGCCAACAATAGGCGTATCAGTGGTAGGCGCGACAGAAGGAAGAATATCTTCCTTAACAACATCTACTGCCTCAGAAAGATCCTTAGGAAGACATCCCTTTAAGAACACGACAGCAGCATTATCGTCAGTTGCTAATTCCATAAACAAACTCTGATAGGCTGCAGTCTGTGAAAATTGCTCACGAAGCTCATCAGACTTGACAAACCGCTTTCCGTCATCAGACTTTATTCCATATGCTAAAAGCACAAGGTCCTTGAATGTACTTAGAATTGCCTTGTTGTCTCGGGTATCGATAATGTTTTGAAGCATCTTAGCCATCCCGCCATCAACATCAACCTCAAGTTCAAGAAGTTCTGGCTTTGAGATATTAAAATAGAAAACGTCAGTAGCCTCTTCGCCATCAAACGTCTCGTATGTAATTTCGCGCTTAAGCATTGTTATCCTTTTCAAATAGTGGGAAAAAATAAATGAGAAGTTTTTAATCCTCTCATTATACGACATGTAAAAGTTGCGTGATAACCTTAAGTAAATAAAGGTTTCACGTAATTGTAATCAAAAGCAAGACAAGGTTCTCCATCTTCAGATAAGACAGTAGAAAACTCAAACTCTACTAATCTATCTGATGTCCAGCCAATATCATCAGAGTTAGACGTATTCTCAATTCCTAGAATATCGTACAACTCACTTAATCTAACATACACATCACTCACAATGCGTGCATTAATATCGTTCTGAGCCTTTCTAAGAGTCTCCATGTCGCTTCGGAAATATCTGTGAGTGTGTAGCTCGCAGCACAGAATATGACCCGTGCCTAACACAAGAACTTCTTTAGTTCCTACAGGAGATGTATTAATCTTGTCTTGAACAATCTGATCACGAATCTTTTGTTCTTTTCCCTTACCTAACTCCTCGACTACCTTTTCACGGTATTCTGAGAATGCACGTTCAGTAAGAGAATATGCAGCAACTGCGGCTGCTGTTCTACGACCTGAGACTTTGTTATTGGTAAATATACATCCAATAGTCGCTGCCCCAGAGATTCCGGCTGGAATATAAAGACGCCACACTAACTTGATCTTGTCTTTGGTATCAAGTTGTGGCCGATCTTCTTCCAGATTCAAGTCTTCTTGTTCTTTCTCAATAAGACTTGCTGCTTCGAATGTAGCCTTACCTACCAAATATGAAGTAGATAAGACTCCAAGAATTGCCGAAGCACTCAGAATCTCTGGGGAGTTACTTCTAACAAAGCCGTTAGTCTTTGCAAGAATATGTTGTAGACTCACCCACGCCTCCGCATCTCACGAATGAAAATCCAGATGAGCCAGAAACCTGCGGTGATTCCGATCATTAAAAGATCAAAAATGAAACTAAAGATTGTGTAACGTCGTTCCATATTACTTACCTCCAACTTCAACAACAATAGGAAGGTTGCCCTTCGTGATTAGTGTAAGGACGCCAAAACCGCCCAGAAGAATTCCAACGGTGATTCCGTTATAGAAATCTTGATTATCCTTGATCCTATCTTTAAGTGATTTCATCGGTCTCCTTTGTTTGGTGATTAGAAAAATTAAATAAGAAGGTGCACACTCAAGTGCTAGACGTTAGGTAACGTCCCTTCTCATTATAAAACGTGTATTTTTTGCGAGGTAAAAACAGAAACCTTGTCAGGGTTCCTGTCTTAGAATATCGATGTATCGTTGCTCTTGTAGATACATGACATCTTCAAGTCTTGCCAACTGCCGCTTTAGGTCGTTGACGTTGATGCTCAATTGTTCAACACTTACGGTGTTTTTAAGTGCTTTTCCAATTGTCTCAACGCAAAGGCCCATTGCATTAGTGCTTTCCTTAAGATCTTCGTCCATAATAGCTCCTTTTAGTCGATTATTCTCATTATATGGGGTGTATTTTATGCGAAATATGGCCTATTTGTCTGAGACCCCTCTAGAATGCGTTCTAAGCGATCGTAACCTATTTCTGGCACCAATACCCATTCTTAAATTTTAAATTGACTGTGTGGCAATATAGAGGGTAGTTTTTCTGAAAAGTGCTCCAAATTTTCTCCCCCGGGAATTTTTAGGAAAAAACACCAATAGTTGTAGAATATAAAAGAAAAACACAGAGACCGTGTAAAACTCTTTCGAATCTTACACGATCTCCGTGTTCTCCTTACAGATGGTTGATACTTGGTTACTTCGGTCGAATGATCTGACTGAATCCCTTTGACGTCATCACGTGCTTCTGCTCGTATGCGACAATGAGTAGTATCCCAAGAAGGTTACCTGCGACGATGGCGATCGTGTCACGACTCACTTGCTCTCGGCGTGCTTTTGCCTTGAGTTCATGAAGTCGTTCCAGATTCGTCATCAGTCCTGGGTAATCGTCTGAAGTTACTCCAACGTTGTCCATCTCGATCAGAACAGCCGTGATCTGTCCGTCAATCGGAACAGTCACTTCTCTCTTACTGAAATATCCCAGCATTACTTTCCTTTCTGTAGTTCTCATTATAAGCAATGTATTGCTTGCGAATATCAAGCAACGTCTGAGATAACTTCAAAAGTAACTTCATCCTTCAATTCAAGATCTTCTGGGTTTTTGTTAAGTTCTAAAGAGAAAACTTT